TATATCGGAAACAGATGCAGATGAAATTGAAACTTTTTTAGATGCTAGGGCTGGTGTAGAGAACTTTGATTACACTCCACCAGGAGAAAGTGCCAGTAAAAAACTTATTTGCAGGGATTGGAACAAAACAATACCATATTTAAATAGAGCTACAATAAATGCAACATTTGAAGAGGTGGCCGAAGCATGACAAGTTCACAAATATCACCAGCATCAACAAAAGTTAGTGAAGAAATACAGAAGTTAGAACCTTCTGCGCTTATTGAATTATATGAATTAACTTATACAACCACTGTTAACGGTATTGATACAGTAATTAGATATCATGCTGGGACAAATGAACTGAAGACTAATATTGTTTTTAATGGCAATACTTATTCTGCTGTTCCAGCACAAGTTACTGGGTTTGATAAAAAAACACAGGGAACATTACCTAGACCAAAATTTACGGTTGCCAATGTAGATAATGCGTTATCTACTTTTATACAACTTTATAATCCTTTACAGGGTCAATTACAAAGGATACAGACATATAAAAAATTTCTTGACGCTGTTAATTTTACAAGTGGTACTAATGCTACTGCTGATCCAACAGCGATAGTAACGACAGATGATATTTGGTATATTGACAGGATCAGTGCAGAAAATTCACAATTTGTTGAATTTGAATTATCACCTAAAATTAATTTACAAAATCTTAGAATACCTAGAAGGCAAATAACAGAACATTGCCCGTGGAGATATAGAACACCTACCGATAATGCAAATGGTGTTGCTGGTAGTACTGAATGTGGATATGTTGGTAAAAAATGTTTTGACTTGAATGACAACGAAATAACTGGGCCTGGTAAAGCATCAAAAGATAAATGTGGACATAAGTATTCAAGTTGTTTAAAAAGATTTCCAAATGGTGCGGGGGGTACAAAAAAAAATCCAACACCTTTACCTTTTGGCGGTTTTATTAACGCAAGAATACAGATTTGATGACTTTTAAAATAGCAGCAAAACAACACGCATTAAAAGAAGCACCGAAAGAATCTTGTGGCATTGTAGTAGATAATATTTATTACCCTTGTCATAATATTTCAGATACGCCAGAAGATAATTTTGCAATACATCCTAAAGATTTTCTTAGAGCAAGATCTAAAGGCAAACTTCAATATATTGTACATTCTCACCCAACAGGCAATCCTCCAAGTGAACCTGATATAAATTCTTGTAAAGCTACAAAGTTAAAATGGTATATTTATTTAAATACCTTAGACGAATGGTTGATTATAAATCCTTAGTTGGTAGGCAATGGCAATATGGTGTTTTTGACTGTTATAGCATTGTAAAAGATTATTATAAATTACTAGGAATAAACCTGCCAGATTATGAAAGACCAAATGATTTTCAAACTTGCAAAAGTATTTTTTTAAATGATGCTAATAAATTAAATTTTAATGAAATAGATATTAATAAAAGAAAACCAAATGATGTATTAGTAATGAAAATATGGACAAAAGAACCAATGCACGGTGCAATTCTGTTAGAAAACGATATGATATTACATCAAAAATTTGAATCTATAAGTTGTTCTGAATATTATAATCACTATTATAGAAAGAGAACTGTTGGGTGCTTTAGATATGCAGCATAAAATTCTGCTGCTAGATGAATTAGGTGAGAGATGGGGTAAAACTCATATCTACCATAATTTAAGAACACCAGCGGACGCATTAAAACTTTTATTTATAAATTATCCAGATTTTGCTGAACATTTGGCAATTTCACATGAGCAAGGTATTGCATATCAAGTAACACAAGTAAGTCAAGACTTAAATTATGATGATCTGCTATTACCTTTAGGTCAACATGATTTAGTAATTACACCTGTGATTACTGGTAGTGGTGATGTTGGTCAAGCATTGCTAGGTGTTGGGTTGATAGTTGCCACTGGAGGTATTGGGTCAGTTCTTGGTTTAACAAAAGAAGCTGCTACACTTTTTGGCAGTAAAGTTTTAGGAAGCGCTGTTGGAACCATAGGAGTGCATTTAGCTTTGAGTGGTGTTTCTAATATGCTTGCACCGCAGTTATCTTCTTTTGATCAAAGTATAAATGTTGGTGCTGGTGGATATCTCAGTGGTCCTGTTTCAATGGAAAAAGGAGCAGATGGAACGCAAAGCTACGCATATAGAGGTGCAACAAATACTGTAGGTATTGGTAAAACTATCCCTGTAGTTTATGGACAGGCTTTAGTTGGTAGTCATTTAATAAGTTCTAGTATTGAAGTTATTGATACAAGTGAACCATTGATGGAAGCATTTGAAGATCCAAGTCCTGACACTTGTAAAGTAAATGGTAATTTAATAGATATTCATAATAACGAACTGTTTTTATATGAGGGTATAAAAGTTACAAGAGTCGATTTAAGTAAAAAGCAAACGGATTATAGGGGTGTACGTAGAGCTATAGATAAAACATCAATAAATCTTATCAGTAAATCAAAACAGCAAATTTGTGATAATTTTAGAATTGACGAAACTGGGGCTTTTGCTTCAGAAGATATGATGATAATGATTGATTTTAAAGGCTTACATGATCGTATCGGAGATGCCCGATCAACTTTAATACATGGTTATATTACATTTAAAGTTATTGTAGAAAGTAGTGATGGAGATGATACTTTTTTAAATCAACAATTGACAGTGCAAGGTCTTATGGCAACAACTCAAAGAGTAAGATATATTTTTGGTTTTGATCCTGTACCTAACCCTGCAAATACTGACAATTTAAAAGTTTTTATACAAATAGTTGATAAAGAATGTATATTAACGAAAACACAAATGTTCATAAGACGTTTGGGTTATAAATTTGTCAATAACAACATTGAGGTCTAAATAAAATGTCATTAAATTCTAGAAGTGTAATTAAAATAATTGACCTTTTATGTGAAGGACCAATAGAAGGTGTTGTTGATGGTAGGCAAGGAACTTTTTTAAATGAAATATCTGTGAACGATTTAGATGGTAATGAAAATTTTGATAAATCCCAAGTGGGACTACAATATAGACGAGGCACTAAAAATCAAGGAATAATTAGAAGTCATATTGGCGGTAATTCAAACATAATAGACATAAGTCAAGAAGTTGGTGAAAATTATAATGAAGTTTTAAATGCTGGAAATCTAGTAAAAAAAAGAAATTATGGTGGTGGTGAAGTTATTACACAAATAACAGATCCTGATACAGATTCATTTCAAATTTTATTTACTATACCAGCATTATTTTGTCAGGGGATGGAGGGTGTTGGAAGAGGTGAACTTTTTAATGCCACTATAAGATTAAGAATATTTGTTAAAAATGCAAATTCTGGATACAAGCCAGTTGATAAGCGTGATATTACAGGTATATCAACTTCAAACTATCAGTTTATAACTAAGGATATAAAATTAAGAGGCACACCCCCATACAATATAAAAGTTCAAAAATTTATATTAAAAAACAATCCAGAAAACGACTATGAAGTGCGATTTGATCAATTTGAAGAAATAAATGAATTAACACCTTTAGAAGGTAAAAGAGCTAATCGTTTGATTTTTACGTCACTTATTGAAAGGCAAAATATACGCACAGGATATCCTTATACAGCTTGTGTAGGAATGAGTTTATCAACTGAAATATTTCCAAGTTTACCGTCAAGATCATATCTTGTAAAAGGATTAAAAGTAAGAATCCCACATAATGCCAGAGTTAGAGATGATGGTAGTCTTGAATTTAAAGGTCTTTTTAATAATAGATTACCAAAAGTAAAACAATGGACAACTTGTCCTGTTTGTATTTTTTACGATATTTTGACTAATAAGCGCTATGGATGTGGTAATTTTATAGACGCATCAAATCTTAATTGGGTTGATTTATACGAGTTAGCTCGTTATTCAAATCAATTAGTAGATATTCCTGGTGGAACAGAGCCACGTTTTGCAATAAATACAGTAATTGGTTCACAAGCAGAAGCTTATAAAGTTTTACAAAATTTAGCCAGTGTATTTAGAGGTATGACGTATTGGGGTTCAAATACTGTAAATGTGGTCGCAGATCATGGGCAATCACAAAATATAAGTGATTCAACAGATTCTCATACTCAACACGAAGATCAAGATCCTGTTCATTTGTATAGTAATTCAAATGTTATAGATGGTGTTTTTTCATATTCTGGTTCTTCATTAAAAACAAGATCTAGTTCTGTCTGGGTAAGTTATAACGATCCTGAAAATTTTTATAAGCCGAATGTAGTTGTGGTTGAGGATTATGAATTAATTGAAAAGTATGGATATAACATAAAAGAAATAGTTGCTTTTGGTTGTTCTTCAAAATATCAGGCTCAAAGAATGGGACAATGGGTACTAAATAGCGAAAAATTAGATGGTCATACTGTTAGTTTTACAACTGGTTTGGATGGTTTGGCTGTTTTGCCTAGCCAAATATTTGCGGTTTCTGATGAAATGAGGGCTGGTGCTAGATTGTCAGGTCGTGTTGGGTCAGGTTCTACCACAAAACGTGTTGTCACTGATACGAACTACCTTGCAAGTTTAACCAGTAGCCCAAGTGCTGATCCAGATAATCCCACATTAATAAGTGTAACTTTGTCAGATGGTACAGTAGAAAAGAAAAAGATATTAGAAATAGAAGATGATGGCAAAATAAAAGTACAGGGTAATTTTACATCTGCTCCATTACAAAATTCTGTTTATATTATAGAGAGATCAACAATACAATCTCAAAAGTTTAGATGTATTGACGTTAAAGATAACAATGACAGTACATATACAATTACAGGCTTAGAACACAATGATTCATTGTATGATGTTGTTGATAATACTACAAATAACAGAGCAAAATTAGAATATCAAGATGTTACTGTTCATAATGACAGAGCATTTATACCAGAAGATTTAAATGTTGAAGCTTCATTAGTTCAACAAGAGACTCAACAAACAACAAGAATACGTTTTAGTTGGTCAAGAGGTATAAACGCAAGCAATGTTAGATTTATTGTTAGATTTAGAATTGGAGATCGTAATAACCAAACAGTAAATGTAGATGATACTATTTTTGAAATTGATAACGGTAGGCATGGGCGCAAGTATTTTTTTGAAGTTGCAGCAGTTGGTTCAGATGCTTTTGGCAGTAAAAGGTCAAAATTTGCAAAATTTAATTCTGGAAACGGATTTGTTTGTCCATCAAGAAAATCTTTACAAAATGTACCTGTACCGACTCCATTGCC